GACGTATTTTCATTGCTACTCCGTGTTATGGCGGACAATTAACTGAAGCATATTTTAGATCAACTATTCGATTACTAACTTTCTGCAATCAACATCAAATTCCTATTGCGTTTGGAACTATTGCGAATGAATCTTTGGTTACTAGAGCTAGAAATGTTTTGGTAGCATATTTCCTACAAAGCGATTTTACTCGTCTAATGTTTATTGATGCAGACATCGAATTCCAAGTTGAAGATGTTATTAAACTAATTGCTCACAATAAAGATGTTGCCGTAGGTGCATATCCTAAGAAAGGTGTCAATTGGCAGCGTATTCGTGAAAGCGTTCGTCAACATGATACTGCATATGACGACAAACAAATTGCATCATTTGGTAGCGATTATGCAATCAACTTTAAGTTCATTAATCGCGAACAGAAACAAATTGCAATTGAGAATGGGTTGATTCGTTTACACGATGGCGCAACTGGCTTTATGATGATTAAACGAGAAGTTATTGATAAAATGATTGCGGCGTATCCAGATCTAAAATATAACAATGATTTGAATACACCTCCAGAATTAAATCCTCATTTTTACGCATTCTTCGATACAATGATTGATCCAAAGGATAAGCGTTATCTTTCTGAAGATTATACGTTTAGTCGTAGATGGCAAGACATCGGTGGCGAAATTTGGCTTGATCCGTCGATCTCCCTGAACCACTATGGTTCGTTTAATTTCCAAGGTAATCCTTCTCAAATTATTCAAGTAGGATAATTTATGAAATTATCTGATCTTCAAGAATCCTGGGCGGAGGATTGTAAGATTGATGAATTGAATCTTGGTCGTGAATCTGCCAGAACCCCAAACCTTCACGCCAAGTATTTAAATTATCTAACATCTAGCAAACTAAATCTTCGTAAAGCAGAATCCGATTACTTTAATACTAGACGATTAAAGTATCGGTATTACAGGGGCGAATTAACAAGCGCCGAACTTGCCGAATATGAGTGGGATCAATGGCAAGGAAATAAACCGCTAAAAAATGAGATGGATGAATTTTTGTCCTGCGATAAAGACCTAATAACTCTTGAGGATAAAGTGGAATATTTTAAAACTGTTTTATATCAGCTTGAGCAAATTATTCGTTCTTTAAATAGTAGAACTTGGGATATAAAGAATTGCATTGAGTGGAATAAATTTACAAGTGGAATGATGTAATGGTTGCAGATATAATATTGATTAAAAAAGATGAGGTTCATATAAAGGTGTTATGTGATCCTTCAATTGCTCAGGAACTAAGTGATCATTTTTGTTTTGATGTTCCTGGAGCAAAATTTCATCCATTATATAAATCTCGTATGTGGGATGGCAAGGTTCGATTATTTTCAATGTTTACCAAAGAGCTATACACAGGGTTAAAAGACTATGTGACTGCTTTTGCTAAAGAACGAGAATATACGGTACAAGATTCAATTATTCCGAATTTTAAAGATTCAGTCACATATGATCAGGTCAAAGAATTTTGTCTTAGTTTAAAATTGGCATCTAAAGGTCAGCCTATTAGTATTAGGGATTATCAAATAGATGCGGTATATGCAGCAATTGTTGATAGTAGACGTCTTTTACTCTCTCCCACTGGCTCAGGTAAATCTCTTATCATATACTGTTTATTACGTTGGCATGAGATGTTCAATAGACGTCAACTTATCTTAGTACCAACAACGTCGTTAGTAGAACAGATGTATACTGATTTTCAAGACTATTCATCTATGAATGGTTGGAAGGCATCGGAACATTGCCATCGTATCTACGGAGGACATGAAAAATCTAATGAATATGATGTTATAATTAGTACATGGCAATCTCTTTATAAATTACCTAAATCCTTTTTTAGTGATTTTAAAACAATTTATGGCGATGAGGCGCACCAGTTTAAAGCAAAGTCTTTAACTACAATTTTAAATAAGTGCGATAACTCTCCTTTTAGAATTGGAACTACTGGAACCTTAGATGGGCTTAAAACTCATAGATTAGTACTTGAAGGTATTTTTGGTCCTGTCTTAAAGGTTACTTCTACTAAGCAGTTGATAACAGATAAAACCCTCGCAGATTTAAAAATATTTAATATTATATTAGAATATCCTGACGAAATACGAAAATCTCTAAAAGGAAATTCGTATCAAGAAGAAATGGATTTTCTTGTCCAATATGAACCAAGAAACCGGTTTATCCGCAATCTTGCTTTAAAGCAAACTAATAACACCTTGGTACTTTTTCAATATGTTGAAAAACATGGAAAAAGTTTACACGAAATGATCCAACAAAAAGAACCAAATCGAAAAGTGTTTTTTGTATATGGCGGTACAGATACAGAGCAACGTGAGCAAATACGAGGATTGACAGAAAACGAAAAGGATGCTATAATTGTAGCATCGTATGGAACTTTTTCAACTGGGATAAATATTCGAAATTTACATAATATTATATTTGCCTCCCCCTCTAAGTCGCGCATTCGAAATTTGCAATCAATTGGTAGAGGACTTAGAACAAGCGATAATAAAGATAGTTGTACGTTATATGATATAGGTGACGACCTTACTTGGAAATCTAAAAAGAATTACACCTTGTTGCATATGATAGAACGTATTAAAATTTATAATGATGAACATTTCAATTACAAATTAATTAAGGTATCAATCTAATGGAAGATACAACATACTATAAATTATTGAAGCTTTCATCCGGGGATAATATTATCTGTGGAACTGAGGATAACTGTGTAAACTTTACCGATCGCGGTATGATAAGCATAACTAATCCAGTAGTTCTAAATGTTATTAGAACTCCGAAGGGTAGAAATTTAGTAGAGACGTATATACTTATACCGTGGTTTAGTTTTGCGAACGGGAATGTATATGAGATTTCTACAGACCAAATTATCACAGCTATAGATATTAAAGAATCGTTGAAGTCGAATTATTTTTCATATTTGGAACAACGTGCATTAGAAGAAGAAATAGAAGATGGATTATCAGATGACTTTGATAATGAAGATGAAATTCAGGAAATAGAAGAATTTCTGGAAACCTTGGGAGAAATACATGACGACGAACACGACTACGATGGAAGAGACGACACCAACACTACAAGAAGTAGAAGAGGTACGAGAACCCTCCACTAAATCTAAAATGGATCCTGCTCATTATGTGGACAATAAAAAATTCTTAGCAGAATTGTTAATATACAAGACTGCTGTAGATGCTGCAAAGGAAGCAGGGCAGGAAATTCCTCAGGTTCCAGATTATATCGGCGAATGTTTTATTAAAATTGCGACTCACCTTTCATACAAATCCAATTTTATTAATTATACCTTTAGAGATGATATGATCTCAGATGGCATTGAAAACTGTCTAACCGCTGCAGGAAAATTTGATCCTACCAAATCATCTAATCCATTTGCATATTATACACAAATTATTTTCTTTGCTTTTATTCGCAGAATTCAAAAAGAGAAAAAACATCAAGCAACCAAATATAAAATAATTGAAAATTTAGATTTGGATTCTATTATTCAGCAAAATGATGATAGCGAATCCGGTAGACAATTAATTGAATATTTGAAAAAACAATTAGATACAATTGATCCCGAAAAACGGGAAACCCCTTCCGAAACAAAATCTCGAAAGAAAAAGTCCGCAGAAACGGACATTCCTACTATAGACTTACTTGATTAAATACTATATACTGTATAATTAAATTGATAAAGACTTATATGAGCAAAATTAAAGTAGCAGAACTATTTTATAGTATTCAGGGAGAAGGTCGGTACATGGGTGTACCTTCCGTATTCCTTCGTACATTCGGTTGTAACTTTACTTGTAGTGGGTTTGGTATGCCGAAAGGTGAATACAGTAAAGAGGTCGATTATGTGGCTGCAGAAATTGGTAAGTTTCTTTCATATAAAGAACTGCCGCTGGTTAGTACTGGTTGCGATTCATATGCTAGTTGGGATCCAAGATTTAAAGGGCTATCTCCTCTACTTGAAGTCGATAGCATCGCAAAATCTATTGTAGAACTATTGCCCGCAAAAGGTTGGCAACAAGAGCATTTGGTAATTACTGGCGGTGAACCTTTGTTGGGCTGGCAAAAATCCTACGAACAGTTATTAGAACATCCTTTGATGAAATCTTTAGATGAGCTAACATTTGAGACAAACGGTACCCAATCTTTGTCTGAGGAATTCAATGAGTATCTATTTCAAGAATGGACACGCTTTGGTAGAGATTATGATAAATTAACTTTCTCGGTTTCCCCTAAATTATCTGTTTCGGGCGAAAAGTGGGAAGATGCAATTAAGCCAGATGTAGTTTGCGACTATCAAAAAATAGGTAATACATATCTAAAATTTGTAGTAGCATCAGAAGAAGATGTTGTTGAAGCAGAAAAAGCAGTGGCGGAATATCGCAAAGCAGGATTTTATGGGCATATTTATTTGATGCCAGTAGGTGGCGTTGAAACCGTGTATTATATGAACAATAAACGAGTTGCAGAAATGGCAATGAAATTGGGCTGGAGATATTCTGATAGATTGCAAGTTCCCTTATTTAAGAATCAATGGGGAACGTAATGGAGTATAGCTATGCTGAGTATGACGCCGATATGTATTCGCTGTTATCAAAAATAAAACAAAGTAATAAAAAATATGATTATGTAGTTGGTATTAAACGGGGGGGACTTATCCCCGCAGTGTGTTTATCGCATGCGTTAAATATTCCATTATATAACTTAGATTGGTCTACACGGGATTGGGCGGTGCAGGATATTCGTAATCAAGTATTACAACCCGAATCTAAAATTTTGTTAGTAGATGACATATGCGATTCTGGCAAAACTCTAACAACTTTAAAAGAACTATATAGTTTTTGTGATATTGATACTGCGGTGTTAGTTTACAATGTAGACCAGATACACATACCAAATTATTATGCAAGAACTATTAATCGAAAATATCAAAAAGAATTTATTAATTTCTGGTGGGAATCATATAAATAACTATGTCGCACAAAGGCGACAAAATACAAAACTCATATCCGTGTAAGGAAGGATTCTAAAATGTCATACAATAAAACTAAAACTGATTCAATATTAGGACAACAAGTGCATGCGCACTTAGTTAAATTAGGAGTGGAAACTCCTACTATAGATGCATCTAAATTAGATCGTAAAGATAAGATTGAAGAAATCGAAAAACACTTTGCATCTATAATGCACATACTTGGTCTAGATTTACGAGATGATTCTCTTAATGAAACACCTAAGCGTGTTGCTAAAATGTATGTCAATGAAATATTTTGGGGATTGGATTATGACGCATTTCCTAAATGCACTACTGTTGAAAACAAAATGCGTTATAATGAAATGGTCGTCGAACGCAATGTAAATGTTCAGAGTAATTGCGAGCATCACTTCGTAGTTATTGATGGATTGGCAACTATCGCATATGTTCCTAAAAATCATGTTCTTGGTTTAAGTAAAATTAATCGTATTGTAGAATACTTTAGTAAGCGTCCTCAAATACAGGAACGATTAACGGAACAAATTTTTCATGCATTATGTTTTATTCTAAATACTGACGATGTTGCTGTATTAATTGATGCTCAGCATTACTGTGTTAAATCTAGAGGTGTTGAAGATACCGGTAGCTCTACTGTTACTGTGCGATTAGGTGGGGGATTTAAGACTGACCCTGCAGTAAGAAATGAATTTTTAAGTATTGCGCGAATGGGTAAAAAATGACTGTTCATGTTATGATTGATCTTGAAACAATGTCCACGAGATCACATGCGGCAATTTGTTCAATAGGTGCAGTAAAGTTTAAAGGTAAAGAGGTTCTTGATACCTTTTACTGCACCATTGATTTAAAAACTTGCAAAGATGTTGGTCTACATATATCTAAGGATACTGTAGAATGGTGGTCTAAACAAAATAAAGAAGCACTAAAAGCGTTAACTAAAAATACTATTCCTTTGGACGAAGCTTTAACCAATTTTGAGGCCTGGTTCGGTCCTAAGAGTTTACCTATATGGGGCAACGGTGCAGTATTTGATAATACAATTCTTACTAACGCATATTTCTATTCTGATAGAGAACCTCCCTGGAAATGTTGGGATGACAGATGTTATAGAACAGTTAAGAATTTATTTAACTGGATTCCTGAAGATGACAGAGTCGGCGTTCATCATAATGCTTTAGATGATGCGATGCACCAGGCAAAACATTTAATTAAAATTTTAGGTGACTCGTAATATTAAATTGAGTTGATTAATTATGAATACATATAAAAAACGAATAGCATTTTGTCTTAGCGATCAACACACTATACCTCACGGCGGATTAGGTCAATTCGCAAAATCCTTTATTGAAACCTTTACTCCTCTTGGATACAAGGTGGATATTATATTAGATAAACCCGCATCTAATATTGAATTTAAAACATACTTAGAAGAACAAGGCGCAAGATTCATTTGCGCCGAACCTATTAGTTATACAAATCATACTAAAACTTTTATGTTTGAGGACTCCTTTAACTTTGAAAAGATGGTAAATTTCAGAGAATCTATGATGAAGGCTCTTAATGAAAATTTATATGATATTATCATCTGCAATACATTGGAATCATTTCCCGCAATATATTCTTTAAATTTGCAAAAGAGCATTCAAGTAATTTATTATACCCACAATGAAAGTATGGTATTTTTAGATGATCGTGAATGGAAGAATGAATTTACTGAATCATTTAATGAAACATTCAATGCGTTAATGGGAGTTAAAGGTATTACGATTGGTACTCAGACTTTGCGAAATTTATCAGAATTACATAAGTCCAAAATACCAAATGCAAAATATTTACCTATTCTTATGACTGAGAAAACTTTACTGCAAACTCACATTAAACCAAAAGAAGGTGTATTGTGGATTGGTCGCTGGGAACCTAGGAAAAATCCTGAAGCATTTATTGAAATGATACAAAAAACGGGTTTGCCGGCAAAGGTAATAACTAATGCAACAGGTGCAAAAAAATTTGAGACTGCGCTACAAGCTATCAACGCAACATATGAAATAAAATTTGGTATTTACGGGCAAGAAAAAGTTGACTTCTTAACATCTGCTCGAGTTGCATATAATCCTGCAATACGAGAAAGTTTTGGATTAGCTTTTTATGAAACAATTGGGCATATGCCAACCGTAGCAATAGAGGGTATGTCCTGGTTAAAAAATTTCCCACCCTCAAATTATTTTGCAGTACAAAAAAAGGCAGTGGCATCGGTAGTACTTGATCTCTATTCTAAATTTGAAAATTCAAAAGATTGGTATCAACAAGGTGTACTAGAGTCAATTCGTTCTTTAGATAGAAACGGAATAGAAGAATGGGAACGATGTTTTGATTCTTTTGAATGTATCAAATCCGAATCCGAAAGAGCAAAAATTAATGAAGTTACTTTATCTACATATAAAGATTTTATAATTTCTTTAAATAGGAAAGCTTTGTCGATTGATGATGTCCGTTCTGTATTGACAAACAAGCATAAATTTAATATAATATACACAGATACACAAACCTATATATCCAAAGATAAAAACTTTGTTCCAAAAGAAGAATCTGATAATTCACTAGAAAGTTTATTCGTATGAGCCGACAATTAGAATATGTTATATCTGGACCAGCTTATCTGCGGTTAGGATCCGAGCAATGTGAAGACCCCGAAACATTGCAGATGATCAATGATCTAATTGGCAAAACGGTACATAATAAAAACAACCATCAATTTTCTCTATTATATAATGGATTTACTGAAAAGAACTTTGGTAAAAAATTACAAAAGTATAGACCGGCAATTAAAAATATTCATGCGGATTCTGGCGGTTTGCAGATTGTTACTCGCGGATTACAAAATACTCCTGAGACAAGAAACAAAGTATATGAGAATCAGGCAGCATGGGCAGATATAGGAATGGCATTTGATGAGATTCCGGTAAAGTCTACTTCTGCAAGCGGCGTATCTTCAAAAATTGATACTAAGCGAAGGTATGTAGATATGGAAAATTTTGAAACATATGCTAGACAAACAGGCAAGAATGTTAAAGATCAAATTTTAAAATTTGATTCTGTAAAAAGTAATTGTCGCCCCTTTGTTATTATTCAGGGGTCGGGTCAAGATACCTACCATCAATGGACCGAATATATGTTAGATGAAATTCCTAAAGAATTGCATCATCGTATTGGCGGCGTTGCTATGGGTTCTGCAGCATTAGGCATGGGACCACTTGAGGATGTGAAACGTGCATTTTATGTAAATGCTGTGCCTTTTGAAAAACCCTTTCATCTACATGTATTGGGGGTAGGCGCACTAAAACGTATATTGCCGTATTTACTATTTAGCCAATCTGGATTATATAAAGATATTGATATCTCGTATGATTCTACGACACATTCTATGTCATTGGATAACGGTTTATTTTATTTTTCGCATTGCAAAAAAGGTACACCTGGCGACTACGGCGGTTCATCTGTAAAAATGGGTAGACCATATTCTAATATCTATCGGACTGTTACTAACGAAATTAATTCAGTATGTGGTACCGATTACTCCCCTGAAGAATATCACAAATTAATGAATATTTCGGTAGGTGAGTATTTAGAAAACGGCGGCAAATTTATAGATATCATGCGTGCTAGACTTTCCTTTATTTTAACAAATGTGCATAATTTTACTATGGATGTCTCGAACTTAATGAATTCTAAAGATGAATTCTTGCGCTTCTGCAGAGATAAAAATTGTGAGAATGAATATAGTACATTGTTTGATGTTAAGACATCTGAAGATTTTATCTATTGGGAAAAACACGTAGGAAAATTTATGGATTCATCTCCGGTAAACATTATTGCACCATCATCTCTTGAGGACTTATTTGCATGAATTTTGCTAGTTCAATTATTAATACATCTGACATAATTATGAAACAAACAAGTTATATTTGGGTAACATTTCAAAAAGAGGGTATCCACAAATATCCTGCTGCGGCAACGGATCCGAAATTGGCAACAGGCGATTGGCTTGATGTTAGTTTCTTAAGTACACCGCATCGGCATATATTTCATTTTAGAGTTGA